AGCTACGAAACAGAGAGATTGTTAGAAAATCTTAAAACAATGGAGACAAAGACCGATGAAGCATAATAAGAAGAGAAACACTGCGTTTTTGTATGAGTGTCTTGTAAAGGAAATGACAAAGGCTGCCATACAGTCCGATACGACTACTAAGAACGCAATTGCCTCTATCCTTAAAGAGCACTTCAATACTACGACTGTTCTCCATCGTGAACTAAACTTATACAAAACTTTATGTGAAGTGACTGATGCGAAGAGAGAGACGGCAGAAAGAATCTTATCTGAAGTTAAAAGAGTTTATCATACACTTGGAGAGCAAGAGATTTTTGATGAGCAGTCACAAGTCATTAAAAAGGTCAACACAGACCTGTCTAAATCTATCTTTAATAACTTTATTTCTAACTACAAGACACTAGCTACAATCTCACAAATGTTTTCCCCAAAGGTGTCAATTGCACAGAGGGTCATACTGGAAGAAAAGGTGATTGATCTTATGACTTCTCCACGCCAAAAGGCCCCCAAGATGAAACCAATTGACAATATCACATACAACATCTTTGTGCAGAAGTTTAACGAGAAATACGGCTCTTCTCTAAACGAAAGTCAGAAAGATTTACTTTCAAGATATGTAACACTTTCTCCAGAGACCTCCACAGAATTTAAGCTCTTTATAAATGATGAGATTAGTCGCTTAAAGACCGAGGTCAAAAACTTGCAAGCCAAGAGAGAAGTTATCCTAGACGAATCTCTTGGTAATAAAAATAGAGAGATTTTGACTATATTGGAAAACTTTAGATCACAGCCTATCAGTGATGTAATGATCAAGACAATCTTGAAGATACAGGCTTTGGTTGTGGAGGTTTAAGATGCCCGACGTAAGAATTCGGTTTACACCGTCAGAAAAGAAAGTGATTGTTAAAGTTGTAGATGAGAATGAGGTTCTTGCTTCCTTTACTCTTAAGGCTAAGAAAACATTAGATGGAAATATTATTGTCTATGATCATGCAGATATAGATATTATCTTACGCCCAGAGCAAAAGAAGATTGTTACTTTTAAAAAGGATGGCGTAAACGGAGACGTTGCATACGGTGCTGCCGATAGACTGTTTAAATACCTATCTTCTCGTGGCGTCATCTCACCAGAATCAGTACAGGGAGGCTCAACGCTAGACTCTTTTGAGGCCGCCATACCAGAATCAAATATGGAAGCTCCAATTAAAATAATTCTTCTTACAATTTCGAAGTGGATTGAGAGTGAAAGACCTTATTTTGAGTATGGGGAAGACTTTGACGACCTCATAAATAACAGAATACTTGAGCCAGATTCAGAAGAATCTACGGAGCTAGGCGAAGTTCCACAAGACAAGCAGAAGGGCTCTATAGTTCCAGGCTACTACAGAAGCCCATACTGGATGAGTTACATTTTAGAGAATCAGGAGTAATAATGAATCTACTTTGGTTTGTCCTTGCATGTCATGGACTAACTTATCTTGTAGTGTACGCTAGTATTTTTAACAAGATAAGGCCATCTAAAGAATGGCTTTGGGGTTTCGGAAAGTTGTTTCATTGCACGCTTTGTTTTGGTTATTGGGCTGGTAAGTTTATGTTTTTGATAAGCCCATGGACAGAGCTATTTACTTTTGACTATACCGTCGTAAACTTTTTTATTTGCGGCTGGGTCAGTGCTGGCACATCATATATGTTATCTATGGTACTGGACGATGAAGGAATAAAAATAAACAGCCAACATAAAAGTCAATAAAGATGATTTCTGAAAGACATGTTCATAAGATAGTTCACTACACCATATGGAAAGATATATGAGTTTTCATGCAGGGTGGTTTTTATTTGCGATTAACCGATGGACCGAACTATTTACTTTCGACTACACACTCGCTAATTTTTTAATTTGTGGTTGTGTAGGTTCAGGGACTTCTTACATGTTGAGCATGATAATCCAAGATAAGGGGGTGAGATATGCCACTACTGTGCAACATATCAAGTCGTAGTTGGTTACTACGACCTGTCGCACGCTGCTGTTCCGGTTCGTAGCTCGCGCGGGTAGCGCCCGCATTCTTAAGGGGTTTTTTCATTATGTCTAAGCAATTGTTAACAGAATATTTTGCACTTTGTGATGGTGGAGTTTGTCCTGACTACCTCACGGAGAGCGAGAAAAAAAGAATGTCAGAAGGTGTATCGTTTTATATGACCGGTAAGATTCAGGAAGCTGATGCTCTTAACGGAAATGGACGAGTTTACCCGAAGCAGATTCTCGCAAGAGAAATGAAAAACTACCAGAAGCTTATAGACACTAGACGTGCCTTAGGCGAGTTAGACCATCCAGACTCCTCTGTGATTGAGTTGAAGAATTGTTCTCACTTGGTCACAGAGGTCTGGTGGGAAGGCAACAGCGTTATGGGAAAAATTGAAGTATTGAATACACCATCTGGAAGAACCTTGAGAGCCCTCGCAGAATCTGCTTGTGGCATCGGTATTTCTTCTAGAGGCTTGGGGTCTGTAAAACAGCGTGGTAAACACGTTGTTGTAGAAGATGATTTTAATCTTATTTGTTTTGATGTTGTTTCAGATCCATCAGCACCGGGAGCTTTTATCAAGCCAATGTCTGGCATCTCTCTACAGAGAACTCCGTCAATTGGTATTAGCTTGGGTGAGAACAAAAACCAAAATTTACACAACTTAATGAACGAAATTTTAAGGAAATAAAATGAAAAAGTCTGAACTAAAAGCATTACTAAAACCCTTAATCAAAGAATGCATACGAGAGAGTATTCTTGAGGAAGGCATCTTATCTAACGTAATCGCAGAGGTCAGGCAAGGTTTAGGTACTCCTGCTCCAGTCTTGGAAGCTAAGACAGAGCAGAGACCAAAAAAAAAGCAGGTTGCACAAACTCCAGCACCGTCTGTTTCTGACAGGGTGGCGGAGCACCGTAAGCGCCTAATGGAAGCCATTGGAGCAGACGCATATGGTGGTGTTGATCTCTTTGAGGGAACGACTCCAGCACCAGCACAGGGCTCTGCAACACAGATGGCTAGCCCATTGGGTGGTACAGACCCTGGAGATTCTGGAATTGATATCTCTGGCATTATGGCCTTAGGTGGCAACAAGTGGAAGAACCTTATCTAATGAGGACTTTCTCTGTTGTCATTACATGGCAAAATGGCTTTGTTCAGGCTTGGGACTACCCACACCAAGAGGGAGACGACTGGATTGCAAGATCCCTAACGGCATCTGAGTTTTTAAGTCAATTTCAGGCAGACATAAATTCTAAGACGACAGAGACGGTACCCACTTTAAGATCTTTTTTATTAAAGTATTTTTTTACAACTGAAGAGGAAACAGAAAATGGAGGTTGGGGAATCCTGACGTCTGTTACGGAGACTACTATCTAATGCCTGATATTACCGCATCAAATAGTGCCGTTATTAAAGTTGACAATGCAGCTACTTGGAATACTGCTAGGCAGTCTAGTTCCGGTACTGCGTCAGAACCAACTACTCTCGGCCTAAAGATAGCGACATCAGTTGGACCCTATGATATTCATAGAATTTTTATGGTGTTTGATACTAGCTCTATTACCGTAGCTCCTGCTTCGGCGACATTAAAATTGACAGCGCCAAGCACAGGAGCAAAACAAAATAATTATATTGTTCTTAAGGGCTCTTCTACTACGACAGGCAGCACCACAGCCGAATATGTTAATGGAGATTTCGGAAAGGGAGAATTCCCTTTTGTTGCTTTCTCGGCAATTCAGCAGGCTTCTTCATGGAGCAACGGGTCTGTAAATGAGATTACTCTTAATGCAACTGCCAGACAAGCGATGGCAGACTTGGATGAATTTAGAATCGTCATTATAGCAGAACAAGATTATAGTAACGACGATACAGCTGCTGCAACGAAGAGTGGTCCAAGATTTCGTTCTGCTGCCTACGGTACGGTAGCTGATAGGCCAAAAGTTTCTTATGTCGCAGGTTCAGCCAGCGAGTCGGAAACTCCTAAAGAGAAAAGAAATAAAAGACGCAGAAGACGCTCTAAGGGTGCGCGAGGTAAAGGAGGATTTGCAGTAAAAGATGTAATAGCCTCCTCTGGCGGCGGATCAAGCACAGGAAACGGTTTTAGTGATATTTAATATTTTAACACTATTTAGTTAAGTAAGACGGAGATGTTTAATGGCTAGTAACACAGACCCCAAAACGGGGCAACCAATTTTCGGATATCATGAACCAGGGTTTAACCATGTGGGAAGTTATCAGGTTAGTTGTCGCCCATTTGCAACAGCTTCGCTGGATGTCCCAGCGTCAGCTTCCGATACTTACACCAAGATCACCTTTCCGGGTGTGACCAAGTTTGTTGTTGTCAGGAATGATGAGTTGGGTGATTCACATACTAGTTCAGACATCAGGCTCGCCTTTGCCTCTGGTGGTTTAAATAATCCAAATGCAAATTACATTGTGATTAAGCCTAGTAGTTCGTTCTCCGCAGATTTCAGAGTTACGCAGCTTTACTTAATGAGCGATTCTTCTCAAGAAACATCAGCTTCAGTCATTGCTGGTATTACGACAATTAAGGCAGCAAGAGTCCCTTCTGGTTCATGGGAGGATACTGTTGGTGTCGATAAATCAAGTTAGAGGAAATAATGTCATATAAAAGAGATAATCATTATCGAAATTACGACGATAGAAGAGATAGAAGATACAATAATACACATAGACAACCCCCAAAGGAAGGAAAGAGACCATCTCACGTTTCGATTCAACCGAAAGGAAATGAACCAATCGAGAAAACTATTAAAAGATTTCTAAGAAAGGTTAAGAAAAGCGGCATCGCAGACGACTTCAGGAAGGGTAGGTATTACGAAAAGCCATCCGTAAAGAAGAGAAGAGACAAGATGCGCAGAGAAGCAGTCCTCAGAAAGCTTAAAATGAAGCAAGCAAAACAAAACAGATAAGGTAAAATTGGATTTTACTTTATTGTAATACTATTTATTCATGAATAACTATTGTGAGGATTTATTAATGTCATCTTTACTTGACGATGCAATTGTTGATGCGAAGGCTCTTAGAGAGGCTGTTCTTAAAAATGCAGAGGCATCTTTGCTTGAGGCATATGCTCCAAAGATTGAAGAAGCTGTAGAGAAGCTTCTGGAGCAAGACCTAGCAGCCGCTGCTCTTCCGATGGATATCGGTGCGCCTCCTGCTGATATTGGTGCTCCTCCGGGTGGACTAGGTATGGCTCCTGACCCTGTTGATGCAGAGACTGGTGCCACATTCGCACCAGGCGAGGAAGAGGAGCTTGGAGATGTTGGTTATGCATCGCTCACTGATCTAGACGATGATTCTGATCTAGAAGACGAAGTAGAGATTGACGTTACTCGTGGGGAGCTACAGGCCATGCTTGAGTCCATTACTCGTGACATTGATGCTCTTGAAGAGGAGATGGGCGTGGAGGATCTTGAGGTAGTTCCGTCCATGGATGAAGGCCAAATAGAGCTAGACGAAGAAACTATTGATATGTTTGAAGGAGAAGAGGGGCAAACGTACACTGCTGTGGAAGGCGATACGCTAGAGGACATTGCAGAAAAACTTGGTATTTCCTCTGAGCTTTTTGTTGGTTATCAGACCGCAAAGGGTGGACCAGAAATCGACCTCAGTGTGGTTCATAAAGATCAAATCTTTATGGTCCCTCCAAAAAACCTAAGTGATGAACAAAAGAGCCAATATGAAGATCGTGGTAGCACTGAATTGGCTGCATTGAAAAACTTGAACGAAGAAAGTCTTGAGCTTTCCGAAGAGAATATCGAAGAAATTGTTGAAAGTCTTGTTGTTGACTTAATGCCAACAAAGAGCGGTTGGGCAGGCACACCAGAGTCTGTCATGCAGCACAATGAAGAGCTTGCAGCCGCTATGGCACAGTCCGACGAGTACAAAGAAGAAAGAGATGAACTTTTAAAGGTTGGCAAGACCCTACAGGAAGCCCTCCAGAAGCATCAGTCCGTCAACGCTAAGTTGAAGGAGGCCGTAGAAGCTCTGAAAGAGAGGCTGGATGAGGTTAACCTTGCTAACGCTAAACTACTTTATACGAACCGCGTGTTGAGAAAGTCCTCCCTGAATGAGCGACAAAAGGAAACGATTGTCGAAGCTCTCTCTAATGCAGGTTCGGTAAATGAGGCGAAGGTGTTGTATGAAACACTTCAAAACGCAGTGGGAACTTCTCGTAAGAGTGGTCCGCAATCACTGAGTGAGGCTGTATCAAGACCTTCATCTATGTTGCCGAGAAGAAAGATTCAAGAGTCCAATTCAAATCTGTTCTCAGATAGAATGAAACTCTTGGCAGGAATTAAAGATAGATAAATTTTAGGAGGATTTTAATCATGTCTATACTACAGAAGTTAACAGAGGGCATTGTTGACCGCGATCTTGCAAAGGAAGGCGCGGCACTTCAGTCCAAGTGGGAGGCCACGGGTCTCCTTGAGGGTATCTCCGATGATCGTGATCGTGCTAGCATGTCACGTCTACTTGAGAACCAGGCTAAGGAGCTTCTTCGTGAGGTCTCCACCATGGCAGCTGGCGATGTTGAGGGCTTCGCTGCTGTTGCATTCCCAATTGTTCGTCGCGTGTTCGGTGGTCTTTTGGCCAACGACCTCGTTAGCGTTCAGCCGATGAGCCTCCCGGCAGGTCTCATCTTCTTCCTCGACTTTACGTACTCCAACGACCGTCTTGGTATTGACGGCACTACGCCAGATTCAATTTATGGTGGTGGTGTTGTTGGTAGCCAGCTTACTGGTGGTGTGACAGAGATTACTGAAGAGGGCGGCGGCTTCTACAACATGGCAAATGCCTATTCTTCGCCAACAGGCTCTGTTGTCACGTCTGGCACTGACGCTGACGATGCCACAAACGGTGGTCTTGTTATTGAGACAATTCAAATTGCTTCTAAGTTGGTGAGCGCTCTTACTGAGGCGGAAAAGAAGATTCTTCGTTTCGACCCAGATCTTCTTGCGCAGACAACCTGGACTGTTGCAGTTTTTGACACTGACTTTGCTAAGATGTCGGACCTCAACCTAGACCTTCTAACCGCTATTGAAGCAGGAGACGGGACCGCTATCTTGACAATTGATGACGGTGCTGCTGCCTCTACAATGCCTGCAAGTACGCAGCTTGTAAGACGCTTGACGCAGAAGGTTGATTCTGATACGCTGAGATTTGTCTTTGCCAATACAGCAGGTACGGCAATTACACACGTTGCCGGTACAAATGCTTTTGCGGTTGGCGATGCATTCGGCGTTGTTGGGTACCCAGTTGCCGATACGTTTACAACTGCTGGTGCAGCAGCTGGTGCTATCGAGGGAAGCAACTTCCCACTTGAGCTTGCAACTAACGTATCAGGAGAGGGTGGCGCTGGTAAGGATCAGATCCCAGAGATCGATATCAAGGTCGATTCTGTGAGCGTCACAGCCGTGACTAAGAAGCTCAAGGCCAAGTGGTCCCCAGAGCTTGGTCAGGACCTCAACGCATTCCACAACTTGGATGCAGAGGTTGAGCTTACAAGCATCCTCTCCGAGCAGATTGCTCTTGAGATCGACCGTGAGATCGTAAACGATCTTATCCAGGGTGCTACCGCTGGTACGTACTACTGGAGCCGTTCGCCTGGCCTCTTCGTGGATCGTTCCACGGGTCTTGAGCTTGGCGCTACTGCGGCTGCTCCTGACTTCACTGGTACGGTTTCCGAGTGGTACGAGACGCTCATCGAGACCATCAACGATGTGTCCGCTCAGATCCATCGTAAGACGCTACGTGGCGGTGCAAACTTCCTCGTTACGTCTCCAGAGGTTGCTAACATCCTTGAGTTCACATCCGGCTTCCGCGCAAGCGTTACCGCTGATGCTGACCGTGGCACTGTTGGCGCTGTCAACGTTGGTTCCGTTTCGAAGAAGTTCGACGTTTACGTCGATCCTTACTTCCCACGTAACCTCATCCTCGTTGGTCGCAAGGGCTCCAGCTTCCTTGAGTCTGGCTACGTGTACGCTCCATACGTACCGCTCCAGGTGACGCCAACTATCTTCGGTGTCGAGGACTTCGTACCTCGCAAGGGCGTGATGACACGCTACGCCAAGAAGATGGTACGTCCTGACATGTACGGTCTTGTCGTCTGTCGTGGCCTCCTCGGTGAGTCTGGTAGCTGATAGCTACTAGTCCTTGAGGACTTAAGCCCTGCCCCTAAAAAGGCAGGGCTTTTTTTTCTTTTACTTTTGCAACATACTATTTATAAGTGATAGAGAGGCGGTAAGCCTATTATTGTAATTAAAAGGAGATATTAATATGTCAAGAGTTGCAAGATCGGCTAGAGTTGCAAGCCGCCAGAGAGTTGAGACAATCGATGCATCGTCTGCTGATGCTACGAAAACAATCCAAGCTGCTGAGACTGGTGAGCTTTATTTTATTGATGCAACAAACGATGTTGTCATTACATTACCGGCAGTGCAAGATGGAGCTTATTTCAAGTTTATGATCAGTGTCGTCGTCGGTGGCGGTAAATCTGTGATTATTAATGCTAGTGAGGCAAACCTTAGAATGGATGGATATTTAGTTCAAGAGTCTGCCACGGGCGAGATTGATGCCTTAAGTCAATCAGCTGCCAATAAAGATAAAGTAACCTTTGGCGCTGGCTGTACAGCTGGTTCTTATCTTGAGTGCTACAGCGACGGCACTAAATGGCTATGTACTGGTAGAGCAACAGGCGGAACACTAGCGTTTGGCGACCAGTAAGAAATAGCTTTTAATCTTCTAAGCCCCTTTCCATCCGGTTGGGGGTTTTTTGCTTTTAGGCAAGTTAAATACTATTTATACTGTAACGTTTTATCATGGAGAAAAACAAATGGCACGTTCAGCAAGAGTAGCTAGAGTAGCTTCTAGGAAGAGAGTCGAGAATGTAACAGCAGACAAGACACTGACCCAATCAGAGTCTGGAGAGTCTTACGTGTGCAGTGGTTCAAGCGCAATTACGCTAACCTTGCCAGAGGCAGGCGATGGAGCTTATTTTGAAATCTTTTCCGCTCCATCCATGACACAGACAGTCTCTATCACTGGCTCCAACAACATTGTCGGCGGCCTTTTCCTCTACAATGACGGTGGAGCAGACAGTAATGTAAAGTCTGATGAATGTCCTTTCCAGTCCTATGGCATCCACATGACATCAAGCCAAGGTAGTATGGGCGTTGTGCGCCTCACAGCCCATAATATCGGAGGAACTTACAGCTGGGTTGGTGAAGGCCACATCTCTGGTACGTATAACTTTACTAACTGATTATAGTTTTTAAGTCCAAAAGGAGTTATTATGGGCAAGAGAAAGAAACGTTTGACTATGGCAAAGTATGCCACAAAATACGCTATGGTACGACAGAGAATTGCTTCTAAGAGAGGGTTGCCACAAGAGCAAGAGGCCCAGACGACAGCAGAGGTGTTGGAGGAGGTTACTGCTCCACTGCTACAAGAGGAGGAGATTGTTGAAGCTCCAGTTCCAGCAGTAGTTCCAGAGCCAGTTGCTGAAGAGCCACCCAAGCCAGCGCCTAAGCGTAAGCCAAGAGCCAAGCGTAAGCCGCGCAAGACGGCAGCCCCCAAAAAGACTGTGAGCGTTGAACAGCCAGAATAATTGTAGCTATGTGGGGTTTTAGCATAATCAAACTAATTACTATGTATTAGGAGAACCTCTCTATGGCACTTCCCAATCTGACACCCGCTAGCACCTCTAGTAAGGTGATCCTCCCGTCTACAGGCAGTACCATCACAACAGCAGATGGTGCAGGTAATTCTACGAATTATCCAATTGGCTTGTATACAACGGGAGGAGATCTATATGATGAAAACTTTGTATCAGGTGCTGCAGACCAAGTAGCTTATGTTTATAAGAAGCTTGGTGGCGATGTTCTAGATATTGAGCTAACTACGGCAAATGTGTATTCTGCTTATGAAGAAGCAGTTTTAGAATACTCATACCAGATTAACTTACATCAATCAAAGAATGCTCTTCCAAGCGTACTGGGGCAAGCTACTGCTTCTTTCGACCATGAAGGTCAGATGACTGGTGGAGACGCTAGTGCAAGCTATGGCTCTAAGATTAATCTTAAGTATCCTAGATTCCGGTTCGATTATGCTAGAAAGGTGGGAGAAGGAGTAGCAGAGTACGCTGGCTTTGGAGGAAACCTAACAGAGTATTCTGCTTCTTTCAACACGGTTCAGGGGCAGCCAACATACGATTTACAAAACATTATTTCTGGTGCTTCCGACACTGGCTTGGACTCTGGCACTGGTAATGCTGTGGACTTTAGTGGCCTGGTAGGCAATAATAAAGTACGCATCACAAGGGTTTACTACAAGACACCAGCAGCTATGTGGAGATTCTTCGGATACTACGGTGGCATTAACGTTATCGGTAATATGGCTACTTATGGTCAGTTTGCAGATGATTCAACATTTGAGATTATCCCTGCATGGCAGAATAAGATGCAGGCGATGGCGTATGAGGACCATATCTACACAAGAGTTTCTCACTACTCCTATGAGATTATAAACAATAAACTTACTCTTTACCCACCACCGGACAATAGAATCACAGACAGATTCTTTGTTAAGTTTACAATTGAGAGAAATGCGTGGGAAGAAGACGGAACCACGGACACCGGAATCAATGGCATTAACAATATAAACTCTCTTCCGTTTGATAACATCGGATATTCTAACATTAACGCGATTGGAAAGCATTGGATTAGGCGTTTTGCTCTAGCACTTAGTAAAGAAATGCTTGGTCAAATTCGTGGCAAGTTCGGTGGCAACATTCCAATCCCTGGAGACAATGTAACTCTAAACTCTAGCGATCTTCTGTCTCAAGCAGCAGCAGAGAAGACAGCATTAGTAGATGAGCTAAAGAAGATTCTAGATGAAACAACTTATCTACAGATTGCGAAGACTGATGCAGAGCTTATGGATGCAGCAGAAAAGATATCTCAGAAAGTTCCTTCACCAATCTTCGTAGGATAACTAAATGGCAAATAAATGGACACAACCTGATGCTCCGCCTCCTCCGCTCTTTACTGGTGCGAAGGAGCGAGATCTCGTTAAACAAGTTAACGACGAGATTATTGAAAGAGTTGTGGGCCAAACAATTGCTTACTACCCTCTAGATGTGGAGAGAACCAAGTACCATCCTGTATACGGGGAGGCAATACAAAAGACTTTTTTACCTCCGATTGCAGTCAAAGCTCTCATTGAGTACGACGGCCTTAAAACAGAATATACCAAAAACATTGGCCTGGACAAGACACAGGGAATTACAATTCATTTTCATAAGCGTAGACTAACAGAAGATCAAAATCTTTTTGTAAGAGAGGGAGACTTTGTTCTTTATGGAAACTCATTATATGAGATTGTAACGCTTTCTGAACCAAAGCTAATCTATGGACAGATTGACCACAAGCTAGAGATATCTGCTAAATGTATAAGAGCACGCGAGGGCCTATTCGATGCCACATGATAATAGTTATACAGGCATAAAAGGAATCGACGGAAAGCTAAAAGAAGTTTCTTTTATGCCTTCCACGATTGAAACAATTGATACGGCTTTCCTAAATTATATTAATGATACACTGAACATATCAGTAACTACAAATAAAGGCTTTAAGAAGGTACCTGTCATCTGGGTATCTGCAGAAAGAGCACTGCAAATCAAGAGAGATAAGGGGCTGAGGGATGATAAGGGTATCCTTAAACTTCCTATGCTCACTATAGAAAGAAAATCAATGAAGAAAGACCCTAGCATGAAAGGGGTTGCTTGGTCTCATATACCAGAGACAAATGATTTTAAAGGTGGTGCGCTTGTAGTTGCTAGAAAGATACAGCAGGAGAAAACATCCAACTTCTTAAACGCAGACACGGCTAGACTAGAGGGCTCTATGAGTGCTGCAGACGTTGGGGTAGGACAGCAAAACTTTCCATCAAAGAACCCAGGCAAGGTTGTGTATGAAACAATTTCTATGCCTATTCCAACTTACGTTGTTGTGGATTACGCTGTAACGGTAAGAACAGAATACCAACAGCAAATAAACGAAATCATAACTCCATTTATCACAAGCACTGGACAAATAAATAACTTTTTTATTGACCATGAGGGTCATCGCTTTGAAGGTTTCATACAGGGAGACTTTGGGCAGACAAGCAACGTTGCTTCGTTAGGTGAAGAAGAACGTATGTATGAGGTGCCAATAACAATTAAAATATTGGGTTATCTTATCGGAGAAGGCCCGAATAGGGAACGACCAAAGCTCACAGTACGAGAAAACGCTGTAGAAGTTAAGATACCCAGAGAAAGAGTTATAGTAGGCGATATCCCAGAGTTTGACTCCACTAGGAGCATCCACCTGTTTTATAGAGAGTAAAATCAGACTTTCGTCTTTTAAAATACTATTTATTACGTAAAGATATCTATTTAGGAGACTCTACCAAATGGCTGAAAGAAAGTTTAGATTCGTATCCCCTGGCATTTTTATTAACGAAGTTGATAACTCACAGCTTCCGAACGACTTGCCGGATGTTGGACCAATCATCATTGGTCGTTCTGATTACGGCCCTGCAATGCGTCCAATCAGAATTAACTCTCCTTCTGAGTTTATTGAGTTCTACGGTAACCCGATCCCAGGTGGACGTGGTGACGATGTATGGCGTGATGGCAACTACGTAGGGCCAACATACGGCGCTTACGCAGCCATGGCTTACCTTCGTGCTGGAGTAGGTCCTGTTAATTATGTTAGGTTACTTGGGGCACAGGACGGCAGCGCAACAGGAAAGGGACTAGCTGGCTGGCAGGCTGGCGATGCAGGTCCTACGACTGTCACTGCGACTAATGATGGAGCTTATGGTCTGTTTGTGTTCGCTTCTGCATCCACTGACATGAAGAATGTTGATATTGGTGATGGTCGTCTTGCAGCTGTTTTCTACACTAACGGAGCCACGGTAGAACTTTCTGGAACAAATATCGCAGCTGCAGACGATAAGGGAACCCTTGGTCTATTGAAGACAAACGATTCTTTATTCAAAGCAGTTATTAGCGATGGAATAAGTCATTACACTTCTTCTTTCAACTTTGACAGAAACTCTTCCAAGTATATTAGAAAGGTATTTAACACGAACCCACAACTTGGAAATGGTAGAGATGGTGATCACACAACACAGGCCGATGTTAGAAACGTAGCCAACAAATACTGGCTTGGTGAGACATTTGAGAGATTTGCCATTGACGATCCTGGCCTATCTGGAGACATTTACGGAATTGTTGTCCCACTTGGCCTGGATGAGACAGCAGCTAACAATTTTTCCTACAAGAGAAGAGAATTTGACGATGGTGAGACTGGATTTGTGTTCTCGCAGAATACTTCTACAACCTACACAAGCTTTGATGCTCAGGTAGATACACAGAACCTATTCAAATTCGTGGCCCTAAATCACGCTGAGTGGGCTTCAAAGAACCTTAAGATTTCAATCGCTGATATTAAGGCTCCAAGAAACGATATTGACGCTTACGGAACCTTCACTGTTCAGATTCGTCGTGCAAGTGATTCTGATAATGCACCTGAAATTGTTGAGCAGTTCACAGGCTGCAACTTGAATCCTGCTTCCGAGGATTACATTGCTAAGAAGATTGGTGATAAGTATGTACAGTGGAATACTACAGAAAGAAGACTTCGCCAGTATGGCGAGTTCGATAACCAGTCTAAATACATTTACGTTGTCATGAACGCTATTGTGGCAGATGGCTTGGCTGCCCCTTCCTTGCTGCCATTTGGCTTCTATGGTCCTCCTAAGCCACATGACTTTAGTGTGTTTTCTGGAAGTGTCGATACATTCGACTCAGGTTCGAACAGCTCACAGGTTGATACATTTGCTACAGGCTCGGATGCGAGAGTGCCAGCAGACGCAAGACCAACTGATTTGGATGACACTGCTTTCTTCCATCATGCTGGAATGGGTGCTCAATTCACTGCTTCTTTCATATTCCCATCTATCCCACTTAGATCAAACGCCTCTGACGGGGGCCTTTCCGATCCTACTAAGGCTTATTTTGGAATTCAGCCAACAACTACTGCTACTAGCACTAGACACGATCCAGGCTATGCTGACTATGTTAGACCTGCTCCCGGTGCGTCTTCTACGTTTACTGCTGGTGGATCGTTTGAGTATTCTTTCATCTTTACACTAGATGATGTGAAGACTGGTGGAGTTTACGAGTCAGGTTCGGCTGCTGCTGAAACTTCTTTAAATGGCGCTGCTGGGGCACATACAGCCTCTCTAGACGCTGGTTACAGCAGGTTTACAATGCCTCTATGGGGTGGTCATGATGGTGTTGATATCGGCGAGCAAGAGCCTTTTAACAACACAGCAATTGGCTCAAGCCCTACAGAAGCGACTAGCTATGCTTACAATACTGTTAAAAGAGCCATCGACACTGTTGCAGACCCAGAGTTTGTGGAAGCAAACATCATTGCAGCACCGGGTATCACGCAGCCAATCATTACGGATCAGCTTCTTTCGGTGGCTGAGGCTCGTTCTGACTGCCTTGCAGTCATCGACATAGAGGAGGGCTACACCCCAACTACAGAGTCCACTCTTGATTTCCAGAGTAGAGTTGGTAGTGTCTCTTCCACTGTATCTAGCCTTGAGCAGAGAAGAATTAATACAAGCTATGGCTGTACATTCTATCCATGGGTACGAATCAGAGATGATATCTCTAACGGCTCACTCTGGGTACCGCCTTCTGTTATTGCAATTGGAACGTTCGCTTCTTCTGAGGCTCGCTCTGAGCTTTGGTTTGCTCCAGCAGGATTCACAAGAGGTGGCCTAAGCACTGGTGCTGGTGGATTCCCCGTCCTCTCAACGGTCGAGAGACTGCGAAGAGAGGATCGTGATGATCTCTATGAGGCCAACATCAACCCAATCGCTACATTCCCGTCAGAGGGTATTGTAATCTTCGGCCAGAAGACACTACAGGTAACTCCAAGTGCCCTAGACAGAATCAATGTTCGTAGGCTGCTTATCTTCCTCAAGAAGAGAATTTCTAGAATTGCTGCCGGTATCCTCTTCGACCAGAACGTCAAGACTACTTGGACTCGCTTCAAGACAGAGGCAGATAAGTTCTTGGGTTCCGTTCAGGCCAGATTGGGTCTCACCGAGTTCCGCGTTGTTCTTGACGAGACAACCACAACACCAGACCTTGTTGACAGAAACATCTTGTATGCCAAGATTTTCCTCAAGCCAGCAAGGGCAATCGAGTTTATTGCGGTTGACTTCGTGATCACAAGAAGTGGCGCTTCATTTGATGATTAATTAAATTAAGTGACTAATTAAAACAGGATATAAGGAGAAAACTATAAATGGCAAATTCAGCAGGTTTTTGGACCTCTTCACAAGTTTCACCAAAAAGAAATTTTAGATTTCTAGTGCGTATTGGTTCCATGCCTGATGGAGCTACATGGTATGCTAAGTCCGTTACCAAACCATCAGTAACAGTGAACCCTAGTAGCCATGAGTTTTTAAACCATACTTTCTACTATCCCGGTAAGGTTACTTGGAACGAAGTAACAATCGAGTTGGTTGATCCAGTAAGCCCAGATGCTTCAATCAACTTAACAAGAATTCTTTTTGATTCTGGTTATGTGCCACCCACAAACGTTAACGATGTTACAACTATTTCTAAGAGAGAAGCAGTTGATGCTGTCCAGTCTGTTGTTATCGAGCAAATTGATTCGGATGGTACCGTTCTAGAGCGTTGGACTCTTACAAACGCTTTCATCACATCTGTTGATTTCGGTGGAACACTCAAGTATGGTGAAGAGGGCCTTACTTCCCTTACTGCTAAGTTCCGATATGACTGGGCTGCAATTGAGACGCAGAACAAGGCAGATCCAGGTCCAGGCTCAGAAGATCCGGCTCCTGGCCTAAACAAGTATTGGGGTCCTGGGCAGAGTTACTAATAAATAGAGGTGTTATTTGGCTAAGAGAAATAATGGTGCAAGGACCGCTGCTCTTCAAGCAGCCCCTCCTACACCACAGTTCAGTGGAGCTTTGAGCTTCACTAACCCAACAGAGTTTGTAGAACTACCAACTCAAGGAAAGTTCTATCCTGAGGGGCACCCACTTCATCTTAAGTCTGAAGTGGAGATTCGTTATATGTCAGCAAAAGAAGAAGATATTCTTACTTCACAAGCTCTCATCAGTCGAGGGATTGTGATTGATAGGCTTATCCAAAGTGTGTTGGTAGATAGTTCTATCGATGTCAATACACTTTATCCTGGCGACAAGAGTGCTATCATGATTGCTGCTAGAGCAACAGGTTATGGCCCAGAGTATGTTTCTAATGTTAAATGTCCATCGTGTGGCACAAACCATGATCATGTTGTAGATCTGGTTAATATTCCTATCAAGGAAGTCCCAGAGGACCTCACTGTTTCACCAGCTGGTACATTTAGTATTGTCTTGCCACGTTCTGGCTTTACAGCAGAGATAAGAATTCTCAGTGCAAAACAACAATCCTATCTAGAGAACATGAGGGATACAAATAGAAAGAATAACCTTCCAGAAAGGAACAGAACTGATTTCTTAAAGATGGTTATTGTGTCTGTAAACTCTATTAGCGCTAGACAAGAAGTAGAGAATTTTATTGATAACATGCCAGCTATGGATTCTAGAGAAGTAAAGAAAGCATATGACAGGGCAACACCATCACTCGATATGGATCAGAGAATAGAGTGCCCCAACTGTCAACACGTAGTGGTCAGGGCGGTGCCACTAGGTATCGACTTTTTTTGGCCTTCCTGAAAACTACGTAGAGTCCATGTATGAAGAGTTTTTCTTCTTGAGCTACTATGGCAATTGGTCATTCGCAGAGTCTTATTCGCTCCCGATTGCCATACGTAGATGGTTCGTTAAACGCCTTATAAAACAAAAAGAAGACGAAGTAGGCAGAAATAAAATCTAATATAAAGCACTACTTATAAGATAGAGGGCTTGTTATGGATCCAAATCAAATAATGCAACTACTCAGTGCTCAAGGGATAACCGTGACCAAGCAACAGGTTGACGATTTGACTACGTCATTTAAGAGTGCTACAGATACTATTACACAATTTGGTCAAAGTATATTTGATACAGTAACAAATTTTACTGACGTAGGTACCGCATTTGATCAGGTCAAGGCAGCTATTATGGATGCCACCGGAGCCACTGAGGAGCAGATGGAGTCATTTACTGCTGGAGTTGGCGGCGTGGTGGCTTACAAAACACAGATAGCGTTGCTTGAGGGAGAACTCGGAGGGCTCGCTGGTGCTACTCGGAGAGTGATAAGAGACCAATTAGAGTCAGCTAGGTCGTTTAACCAAGGCACTGGTTTTGCTGGGCAATACAATCAAAAAATTATAGATGCTACTTTTAGGAATAGAGAATTCGGCCTGTCCGGTGCGGAGATGGGCGATGTATATACTAATCTTACAAAAACATTTACTGATTTTACGAAAGGAGGCATAAGTCCAGCCGAGACCGCTCTGGCAGATGCAGCAGTAGCTCTTGAGGCTGTTGGGATTGGTTCTGAAACAACAGCAGCAACATTCCAGATTCTTAGAAAAGGACTTAACCAGTCAGAGGGTTCTATTGTCCGCTCTACACTTGGATTGGAAAACTTTGCAGAAGAATTGGGCGTTACGTCTCAAGAGATGTTTACAACCTTTAACACACAAATGCCAAGTATGCTAATGTTTGGTTCAGAGGCAGAACGAGTTTTCCGCCAAACAGCAGCAGCCGCAAAATCAACAGGTTTAGAATTTAGTAAATTTCAAGAAGTGTTTAATCTTACAGACACATTTGAAGGTTCTACACAGGCTGTTGGGCAACTTAATGCCCTATTGGGTGGGCCGTTCCTAAACTCTGTTGAACTAACAATGGCAGAGACGCCCGTAGAAAGAATGCAGATGTTGTCACAAGCTTTTCAAGATGCTGGGGTAAGCGTCGAAAATATGTCTAGACGACAAATACAGGCATTTGTAGCGGCAACTCCAGGCATTAACAATGCCCTAGAGCTAACACAGCTTTTAGATGGGGGTTTTAATGATCTTATTGATACGACCGATGCCGTGGCAAAATCTCAATCTGAACTTTCGGACGAAGCGCAAAAAAGGAGAACGACCCAAGATAATATGCAAATCCTTGAAGATGTCGCTCTTGGGGTAGATGGAATTGCTCAAAAACTTGATGTAGTTAACCAAAACACATTCACACCAGCCATTGAATCAGCAGAGAATCTTAGAAACGCGGTTGTTGGAAACGAAGGTATTAGTGCTGCCCTTGAAATTGTTAACGATATGCTCACTAACATAGGGGCCAAGATGGGCGTTACGACTGAAAACTTAGAAAAAATAAAAGGTGAATCCATAGCAGCTAGAGACAGAGAAGCAGGGAAAGTACAAAAAGATAGCGAAGGGCAGCCCGTCTACAGATTCCAAATATTCCTAGATGGGAAAGAGATAGATGCCAGAGTGGCAGCACTTGATGCACCATAGTAAGGAGAAATCATAATGTATGATCCTACAGACACATTAGAGAGAAAAGGACAAGTCTTGGAATTCTATCAGACTTTTTCTGGTGCTCAAGTATCTTTCAAAGCTTTCTTAGAGACGTATACAGAGAGCTTCCAGTGTCGGTGGAACCCTCAGCCAGTGCTAGGGAGACCGGATCCTATACAAACTTATCAAGGCACACAAAGAAATATCGATTTAAGCTGGAAAATTCCTGCCTTTAGTCTACAGGATTCAATAGGAAACTTACAAAAAACCTCGACTCTAACAAGAATGTTGTATCCAGAGTATTCTAGAGTTGACAGTGCTTCTACTATCTCTAAGGGGCCGCTTGTAAAGATTAAATTTGCTAATCTTATATTCGATGCATCTAGGGGCTTTGACGGAGATGTCAGGACTTGTGGCTTGCTTGGTGTTATAAACAATTTACGGTGGAACCCAAACATTAAAGAAGGGTTTTTCGACCCTGTGAACAAGCTTTATCCAAAGCTTATCACATTAAGTATTGGCTTTTCTGTCCTGCACCAGCACACCCTTGGGTGGGAGAAGTCAGAAGCTGTACAGCTTTCCGCAAATAGAGCAAATGGCAATCCGAGAACACGAGATGTACAAAAAGTTAATGATCGTAGGCAAGATTTCGCAGAGGCAGCAGCACCGTCATGGGGGGCAGACGCTTCTCTCTTCCCATGGTCTGCGGGATCTCAAAGGGGCTCGACTGCATTCATTGGCGATTTTGATACCGGCGAAGCTATTCAAGAAGTTGCGATCAACGAAATATTAGGTGGGAATGATTAATGTCTAGATATTCTGGAAGAGAAATAATATTTAATAAAGATGAATTCTATGAGGCAACTTTTGAGGAAAGAGAGGTTTCAGGGGTTAGACAATACGTTACGCCAGAATTACAGCATCCCACGAGAGAGCAGATAGCATCATTAAATATTATAAACCATGTTTGGAAAACAGGCGATAGATACTACAAACTAGCATTCGACCACTACGGGGACTCTAGGCTCTGGTGGGTCATAGCTTGGTTCAATAAGAGACCAACAGAGGCCAACGTAAGTTATGGAGATGTTATTTACATACCACACCCGATTGATAGGGTTCTAAGCTACCTCGGAGTTTAAGGATGTCAGGAGCCGATACAGACAAGAGACAACAAGAGACTCCACCAGAGAGACCAAATACTACAAACCTTCCACCTAGTGTTGATCTGGAAGCTTATAATATTGACGTCTCTGAACCTTTTGGGTATGGTACTGGTAACGATGACAGGAGCCGTGTTGACAGAACCTTCAATGAAGAAGGATTAGCATCGAGCACCAACCCTGTTGGCCCAGGTCTAGGAGACCAGAGGGTAAAAGACCTCCAGATCCTAATGATAAAAGAGTTAGACCCGGAAGGTAGACAAGACCAACCAAGCACAGTTCTGCCCCAGTATGGTGTTGACGGTATATGGAGATGTGAAACCCAAGAAGCATTTAACAGGTTGCTGGAGAAAAGGGGTGTTCCATGCAATGCAGGAGAAGAGACGGTTGCTGGGTGTGACGGTAATCAAATACCTGCATGTTTCTTAGACGAAGAAATGTTAGAAAATCTGAAGCAGGCCGCTACAGATGAACAAGAAGAAGAGCAAGAAGAAGTTTCTGAAGACGCCGAAAAAGAAGTAAAAGATAGGCCACTTTACGATGATCAGTGCTTTTTAATACAAAATATTAAAAAAGTAATAGAAGAAAGCATAGCTCCTGAGCCTGTACCCTCCTTTCATGAAGAGAGAACAGGGAGAAAAAGAACAGATATAAAATATAAAAATATACACAAGCTTGCGACAACGGACCCTGGTACTATCATGAACAGGTTACGACTAACAAAAGGTTGTACTGAGTTCTTGGATATAAGACATTATCAGTTATCACAGTTGACTCCTTCTGTTCGTATTTATAAACAATATTATGAAGGTTCTAGTAAGACCCCTAGAGAAGTTGAGATGCAGTTTTCGACTTATGTGGACCCAGTTTTGGATTTGCAGAGTATGTTAAATAGCCAACTCCAGAGAGGTGTAGGTATAGGTATAGAGAGCTTTACATTTAACTTTAAAGGTGTGCAGCCTGCTACTGCAAAAAAAGATATTGAAGCAAAATTGGTTGTCTATGCACAGAACTTTAACGAGTTGTTTAAGACTAGGCCAGGTATAGATCAAAACGGAAGGTCTCTTGAGGGTGGGTATAGAATTATTGACCTTGTGCTATTAGAACCAAAATACAGAAATGTATTAGAAGAAAACACAAATAAGAAAATAAGAGAGTTTAATCCAAACTTCTATGAGATAAAAGTAAGAGCAGGATGGGGAGCAACGGGTGGCGGCGGGCTGTTATCTGATGATCTAAGTGCAGCCATAAAAGATAACCAAGTAGAGATGTTTTTGGTTGTAACAAAGCATGAGTTCCAGTTTCAAGATGACGGTTCAGTTAGATTAGTTTTAGATTTTAGAGCACGTATTGAATCTGTTCTGTTGGACAAGAGATCTGATGTTCTATTCAGTGAAGAGGTAATAGCTAGGAGAGAAGAAAGAGCAAAGAAAATAAATGAAATATCAACCGCAAGAATCGCCCTTAATCAAAGTAAAGAGAATTCTGATTGTACAGATGATAGTATTAAAGAACTGAGAAAGATTTACGAACAGACAGTTGAGGTTGAAAGAGAGCAAGCTTATCTATCTTTATTAAAGGAATTAACAAGCAATAATTGTATCTATACAGCTAACATTAATTCTTCAGAAGCAGTAACAGAGACTTCCGATACAGATCGTGTTTCCGACCCTGAAATAAAATTCAATATTGTGAATTATGGCTGTGAGGACACAGCTCCACTAGAATATGTCAATATTTTAGAGCCTGGTGTAAGAAAGATAAATTATTTCTTTCTTGGTGATTTGTATGCAGTTGCTGTTAATAATGTTTTAGAAAAAACTACTAATTCAAGTTCTGATGTTAGAAGAATAAACTTTGGAAATATAAAATTTGTTTTAGGGCCTGCCCCATTCGATAATCCTTCGCTTCGTGAAGATGGGCAGATCATGCTAAATATAGCAGATATACCAGTGTCCGTTGAACTTTTTACTGATTTTATGAGAGAGAAGATCATAAAGGGTCGTAAGAATACTTATCCCTTGCTTCTCTTTATGAGAGATGTTATGAAGGATTTGGTATTCGAAGCACTTGGACCAGAGTGTAACAGCGGGGATAATAGAATTAACTTGCTACTAGACAGCGCCCAGATCAGCGCAGACTCTGCATCTGGTGGTGGAGATCCAATTGCCGAAAAGATAGGAGATGGTGTATTCCTAGACTTAGATGAGTATGGTAAAAACTTACCAATACCAAAACATGATAGTAACGGAATCTTTGGAAGAAAAAACAAGAGAAACAATGGTACAACAAAGTTTGTTTTTGATTCTTTCAATAGGAAAAGTTTAGATAGAAGTTATGAATTTTTTGTTATTTATGCTTATGGTAAAGAGCCAAGAAGATTGGCGTTTGAGAAGTCAAG